TAATTCTGAAACATCTTATAAATTGGCAGAAATCATCAGAGATACTTGGCCTCAGATATATAGAGTGCCATCGAATAAAGAAGATGAAAAAGGTAGCAGTATTCGGATCCGCAAGAACGAGTCCTGATTCTGGACTATATCAAGCAGTCGAAAAACTAGGAAAAAATATTGCAGAACAAGGTTGGATTGTAGTTACTGGTGGTGGTCCAGGAACTATGGAAGCGGCAAACAAGGGAGCAATGAGTGCATGTATGGGAAACTCTTTGTGCTCCGTTGCTGAGGCAATCTATCTTCCCTTTGAAGATGGAGTGAATCCTTATGTACAAGAATATGAAAAACACCAAACATTTTATTCAAGACTGCATACGTTTTCAGAATGTGATGCTTTTATTGTGACTCCTGGTGGTATTGGAACAGTGCTTGAGATGGCTATGATTTATCAGTTGGTTCAAGTTAATCATATTGACAAGAAGCCAATCATTTGTGTTGGCAGAATGTGGAGAACATTAAAAAATTGGATTGAAGACGAAATGCTTGATAATGGATTTCTAAGTAATGAAGAAATGAAACTAATTCATTACGTGGATAGATTCTCAGAGGCAACTCATTTACTTAAAGGACTTCTTGCTTAATTTTATGAATCTTACAATTTTTGCAAATACTTCTGATTTGCTATATGATAGACATAACTACAAATTAGTTAAAAATAATGGGAAAACTATTATTTTTGATAATTGGGAAGATGCAAAAGCATACTGGTTTCAAAATGTATCTTTTGGCAATTTAAATTACTTTGAAGTTTTAGATAAAGAAACTTTAAATAAAAATGAAAAAAAGAAAGGGTTTTAAATGATGAATGAATATTGGGTAGTAAGAAACACTAAAAACGGAAAAATCATAGCACACTGTGGTGATATTAATGATGCTATTATGATGACTTCATTTGATCCGGATAATCGTGCATATAATCGTCAACGATTTATTATTGATCAAATTATTGATATAACCTCTACTGTAGATAAACAACTTCCAGGGCAGATTGGATTACCGCCAGGAAAATATAAAATTGAAGATCATAAAATTTATGAACTTGAAGAAGGTGACGGACATCCAGTGATTGTATGAATCATCGTAAAAGAAAACAATCAAATAATTTAAAAAAGAAAAGGATGTATACACCTGAAGGATATATTAATGATCCACCAGATGCCAAATGCCCTTATTGTGGTAAAATAAAAAAACCTTGTTCTCATATAAACAGTTTAAGTCGTGCTTGGGCTAGACAGGCATGTAAAAAGAAGTGTGGTAAATGAATATATAATATAAGTTAGACATTTTTATGCCTAATACACAAACAATCTTATTTTAATACCCTCCTCCACATTTTGTGTGGCAGGGGGGTGTTTTTGTAGGGTTACTACCAAAAATAAAGGACTTATGGATGTGTTAAATTCCCCTCAAGACTTTTTGTATAATTTAAAAGCTTCTACCTCATCTGAAGCAAAACGATTATGGAAACAATCAATAAAGGAAAAGTGGAATAATTCATGTGCTTATTGTGGAAATAAAGAAGGAGAATTAACAATAGACCATATAATTCCACAAATGAAAGGTGGAAATGACCATATAACAAATGTAGTTTGTTGTTGTTCAAAATGTAATCACTCAAAAGGACATGAGCATTGGGAAAATTGGTTCTATAACCAAAAGTTCTTTACAAGAGAAAGATATGATGCTATAGTACGTTGGCAAAGACAAATGCTAGAGAAAGACCTAACTCTCTACAAGTATAAACCAAGGAGAAATAACGTATTATGAGTATTAAAATTTATAGTAGATCTGGTTGTCCTTATTGCGATAAAATTAAGACAGTTTTGAATCAAAAGGAACTTGAATATACTGCTTATGAATTGGATGAGGATTTTACCAGGGATGAATTTTATGAAGAGTTTGGAGTAGGAACTACATTCCCACAGGTAATTTATAATGAACAAAAACTGGGTGGTTGTTCAGATGCAGTTAATTATTTCATTGAAAATAACATCATTTGAATGGGTCCTATAAATAAATCAGACACACTAGAGATAAACAAGGGTGTCGAATTACTACTCAGAAAAAGGAGGGAGAAAAAATTTTTAGAAACCGAACAAAAAAAGTTTGGGTTTTCGAAAAAAATTTCTCTCTTCTCGAGAGAAATCGAAATAAATTTTTTTATTTTCTTTAGTTGAAAAAAGATAACTCTCTCGGAGGAACAGCAATGTTAGCAGCAGAACTCACAATTTTCTCTCTGGTTTCATTTTTATTTTTATTGGTTGGTGGAGTGATTGGTTGGCTAACAAAACAACATGTATATAGTACTCAGCAGCTGCAAGTATATACACATCCAGAAATGTTCGATAATAATGGAAATGTAATTCCAGACGAAATAATAGCAGTACGATTTGAAAATAGCTATGACGACTACGACGAAGACGAAGACGAAGACTGAACCAAAAACAGTTAAATTACCACCAAAACCATTTGCCTTTGAAGTCCTTCAGCTTGTTTCTAAGCAAAGAAGCAATGTAAAAAAAGTGGAACTACTTAAGGAATATGAGCATGATTCTTTGAAGGCAATTTTTATTTGGAACTTTGATGAAAGTGTGATTTCAATGCTCCCTCCTGGGGAAGTTCCTTATTTTGGTGATAATGATTTTAAGACATCAACTATGACTGAAAGGATTCAGCAGGCAGTTGATACCATGGGTGATTTGAGTTCCAATTCTATTGGAGCATCTGACCAAAAACATACAGCAATTAGAACAGAATATACAAAGTTTTATAATTTCATCAAAGGTGGCAATGATTCTTTAAGTTCTCTACGAAGAGAAAATATTTTTATTAATCTTCTTGAAGGTATGCATCCATTGGAAGCAGAAATTATTTGTTTATGTAAAGACAAAAGACTCCAAGAAAAGTATAAAATTACAAAAGAAATAGTATCTGAAGCATATCCCGATATTACTTGGGGTGGACGTTCATGAGTCCAGTTAAAATACTACACAAAGATTGTGATTTGTCTATTGCCAATAATAGAGAACTTCCATATGATACTTACGTAGTAACTTACATGGAGGAAGGTAAAATTTGTTATGATATTGTCCAACCAAGAAAACAAATAGAAATATTTGACTATTATTGGGATAAGTATAGAGAAGATTTTAAACCACCCTGGAAACAATCCGAAGGTAGAATCAACCCCAAATTGTGGGGAAATGTACCAAAAGATATTAAAAAGAAAAAATGAATGAAGACTTTGAAAGTATTCTTAGAGAAGAACTAAGAAAGGAATTTGAAGAGCAGATGGGAGTAACGGTAAATCAAACCGAACTCAAAAAAGTTATAAAGGAATATAAGAAAATTAAAAAGTTTCAAAAGACTCCTTTGTATCAAGTAATGCAAATGGATAAAAAGAAAAAATAAGTAAATTCATAAAATTGTAACAAGAGTTACAATTTTATTTGACTATATACTGCAACGGGTCTAGTATGACCTTACGTTCATCAGAGAAAACTCTGACGCAAGTAGGACGGAGGAACGGAACGTTCATCCCAATGGGACGCAAACCGCCCGAAGGAACGGGACCTAAAAATCTCATTTCTTTGGAGAAATCCTCATGGCTAAAGTAGTATATCGTGGCATCGAGTATGATACCCAGAAGCGTCTGGAGTATCAACAACAAATGATGCAACAACCCCAACAGTACAACGAAACCTATCGTGGTGTTAAGTTTACTAAGGAGGGTCATAAGTGATGAAGAAACTTAATGTACTTCAACTTATTAAAGAGCAGAAGCAAAAAGAACAACGTCGTTATCAAGCTCTTCTTGTAAACGCAGGAGCAAAATAATGCTTCAATTTTTAGTTTCATCAACTGCTTCTATTGCACTAATAACAATTTTATTTTCAGTGTATATTCAATGGTTGTATAAGTGATGAACTATCACTATCACTCGGATGATATGGATAAAGATAACAGACCACCTGCTTGTTATCAACTAACTTATAGAGGATGCAAATATTGGTCTTGTTATCGGGTACATTTAAGAGAGTGGTTTGAAAAAGTTCTAAGTATAGAACCAATATTCAATAAGAGGAGTTGACTACTCCTCTTTTTTTGTGTAAAATGATTTGAGAAAGTACTTTTCTTATGGACAAAGACAAACTCAAATTAATTGTCCGTAATCTAGAACTTTTGGTTGATTCTTTAAAATCGGAAATTTATTCTGATGTAGATTCTTATAAGAATCCAATTTTGGAAAAACCAACAATAATGGATTACGATGAAGTTTTTTATGACGGAGATGATGATGGATACCCAGACTAAACAAATTGTTAAATTGATTTCTGTTACCCAAGGTGCAGGAGAACTCGCAGGAAAATCTGCACAAGAAGTGATTACTTATACTGCTCGTGTAAGTAATCCAGGTAATCAACTTAAATTTGATACTGCTGCTGGACTTCTTCGGTATTGTATTAAGCAAAATCATTGGTCTATCTTTGAGCAGGCAGATATGACCCTTGAAATCAATACTACTCGTGGTATCGCAGCTCAAGTGCTTCGTCATAGGAGCTTTACATATCAAGAATTTTCGCAAAGATATGCAGATACAAAACTCCTGACTGATCTTCCCGAAGTTCCCGAACTTCGCAGGCAGGATGAGAAGAATCGTCAGAATTCAACTAATGATTTAGATGAGCATATCCGAGAAAAGTTTGAAGGAATGATTGAGCAGCACTTTGAAGAAGCACAACGTCTCTATGATAAGATGCTTGATCATGGAGTTGCAAAGGAATGTGCAAGGTTTGTGCTTCCACTCGCAACCCCCACCAGGATTTATATGAAGGGCTCTGTAAGGTCATGGATCCATTATATTGATCTACGATCTGCTCACGGAACACAAAAGGAGCATATGGACATTGCAGAAGCAGCACGTTGCGTATTTATTTGCCAGTTCCCTGATATTGCTAAAGCACTTGGTTGGGAACCTCAGAATTGCCCAGAATGTTCTGATGCACCTTCAGTAATTATCCCATAAATATTTTTATCGTTATTTCATAACATATGGCAACATACCCCGTTATTCATAAAGAAACTGGTGAACAAAAAGAAGTGACGATGAGTGTTCACGAATGGGACCAGTGGAAAAAAGAAAATCCAGATTGGGATAGAGATTGGTCCGACCCAGCAACTTGTCCAGGAAGTGGTGAAGTTGGTGAATGGAAAGACAAACTTTCAAAATCAAAACCAGGATGGAACGAAGTTCTAACTAGAGCATCTAAGATGCCCGGTGCTACTGTGAGGAAAAATTAATGGCAAGAAAAAAGAGAAGTAATGATAATCACCCAATTGGTGTTGGGATGACTGCTAGGCAAATGAAGAGAAGAAAGCCAATTAGTGCAGAACTCCTCATAGATATTGAACCTCTAACAGAAAACCAAAAAAAGTTATTTCAGTCATACTCTGACGGAAAGCACCTAGTAGCATATGGTGCTGCAGGTACAGGAAAAACTTTTATTAGTCTCTATAATGCGCTAAAAGAAGTTCTTAGTGAAGTTACTCCATATGAACAAATTTATGTTGTTCGTTCACTTGTAGCAACTCGTGAAATTGGATTTCTTCCAGGAGACCACGAAGATAAGTCGTCACTTTATCAAATTCCATATAAGAATATGGTAAAGTATATGTTCCAACTTCCTTCCGAAACTGATTTTGAAATGCTTTATGGAAGTTTGAAGCAACAAGAAACAATAAAATTTTGGAGCACATCTTTTGTTCGTGGAACTACTCTAGACAATTCAATTATTATTGTTGATGAGTTTCAAAATATGAATTTTCATGAACTAGATTCTATTATTACTCGTGTAGGTGAAAATTCAAAGATTATTTTTTGTGGAGATGCCACACAAAGTGATTTAACAAAGACTAATGAAAGAAATGGAATCAGTGATTTCATGACAATCTTGAGAAAAATGCCATCCTTTGATATAATTGAATTTGGTATTGAAGACATTGTTCGTTCTGGACTTGTTAAAGAATATCTAATTGCAAAAATTGAATCTGGATTAAATGTCTGATAATGCTTTTACTCATATTGAATTAAATTTACCTACTCTGGAAAGAGAAACAATTGATGGAGTTAGATACTACAAAGTCCCTGGAGAAGACAATCTTCATCGATTAGTTTCTATTACTTCTGTAACCAGTCATTTTAATAAGAAAATTTTTGAGGACTGGAGAAAAAAAGTAGGGGCAGAAGAGGCAGATAAAATCACACGACAGGCAACTAGTCGTGGAACAGATATGCATAGTCTGGTTGAGCATCACTTAAAAAATGAATCTCTCCCAAAAGTTCAACCCCTTTCGGAAATCTTATTTAAAATTGCTAAACCAGAATTAAGTAAGATAAATAATATTCACGCACTTGAAAGTTCTCTTTATAGTAAAGTGTTGGGTATTGCTGGAACCGTTGATTGTATTGCAGAATACGACGGTGAATTAGCAATTATAGACTTTAAAACATCTAAAAAGCCAAAACCAAAAGAATGGATTGAACATTATTTCGTACAAGCTGTTGCTTATGCTTGTATGTTGTACGAAATGACTGGTATAGTAACTAAAAAATTGGTCATTTTAATGGCTTGTGAAAACGGAGAATGCGTTGTTTATGAAGAATATGACAAATCAAAATACATTAAACTACTCACAAAATATATTAGAAAGTTTGTTGAAGATAGAACCAATTCCTATGGAAGATAATTTAAGGGAAAAAATCAAAGAGAAGTTTTTGTGCCCTCAAAAATTTTCTCAGGACATTGAACAGATAGTTAAAGTTTCTAAAATCAATTATATTGATGCAATAGTAACTTATTGTGAAGAACATAGTATTGAGATTGAAACTGTATCCAAATTAATTTCTAAACCATTAAAAGAGAAATTGAAATATGATGCAACAAAATTAAATTTCTTGAAGAAAACAAGTCGTGCTACTCTTAACATTTGATTGTGACACCTTTTGAAGTATATAAAACCTATCTTGCGTTGAAAAATCATTTTACAAAAGATAGTTATGATTATTTTAAATATTGTGGAAAGTCCAGAGCATCTCTGGACTCTTTTCATAAGAGGAAAGATAGATATTTCTTTGAAAGAATGTCCAGACAAAAAACAGATGATGAAATAAAAGCATACTTTGTTGCTAATTTTGTAGAGTGTAGTGATTCTCAAAATCTATGGATTGGTGAAATTATTAGAGGTGGGGAGTCTGTATACACAGATTGGTTAAAAAAGATTCAAAGTTTATCTTATTTGTTTAAAACTGAATCAGAAGTTTTTATAAGAAAGGACAATTTTGAATCTTTGTTTGATTGCAAAAATGGACAGCATCCAGATTTACTTAAGAAATATTTACAAAAAGCAGTCTCCTTGGAGACTTTAGTTATACTGGATGTTATACTGAATTACTCTTCAAAGTTTGATAAAAAACTTTCCGACCCAGTGTGGGAAACCGTAGGATTAAAAATTAAAAAATATAAACCATTCCTAAATATTGATGAGTCTAAATTCAAGCAAATTCTTAAGGAGATAGTATTATGAGTAGATTTTTTGATTCGGAAGTAGTCAGAGAATCTATAATGGAACTTGATGAAATTCAACAGAAACTTTTTGAGCAAGTTATGAATCTTTCTTTCTATGATAAAAATGGAAAGAAAGAACATCTTGACTTAATGAAACAGTTTTTAGAAAAACAAAAACTGTTTATTTTTAGGTTGTCTCTTTCCGACGATCCAGAAGCAGTTGAAATGAAAGAGAGGATTCTTGAGTCCGCTCAACTTTTTGGGTTGGGTAAGAACGGAACAGTTGATGAATTTTTTAAAGTTCTTGAATCTCAGATTGAGTATCTTGAGAAAACCCTTGACGACTGACCTCCTTCCTGCTAGACTTAATACGTACCAATACGGCACACACTTCTAATACAATTAATACGGAGAATACGAATGTCTTTTGCTGATCTTAAAAAGCAATCCAAGATGGGTTCCCTGACCGAGAAACTCATCAAACAAGTAGAAAAACTGAATGATGGTGGTTCCAAGGATGACGACCGTTTTTGGAAACCTGTAATGGATAAAAGCGGTGTAGGTTCCGCAGTTATCCGTTTCCTCCCTGCCCCCGAAGGTTGTGAACTACCTTGGGCACAAGTATGGTCTCACGCATTCCAAGGTCCTGGTGGTTGGTTGATTGACAACTGCCTCACCACTCTTGGTCAGCAATGTCCTGTCTGTGAAAAGAATCGTGTTCTGTGGAACTCTGGTTCTGACCGTGATAAGGAAGAAGCACGTAAGCAGAAGCGTAAACTTTCCTATTACGCAAACATTTATGTTGTTCGTGATCCTGCCAATCCTGATAATGAGGGAAAAGTATTCCTCTATAAGTTTGGCAAGAAAATCTATGACAAGATTCTTGCAGCAATGCAACCTGAGTTTGAAGATGAAACTCCCATCAATCCCTTTGATTTCTGGACTGGTGCTCACTTTAAACTGAAACTCGTCAAGAAGGATGGTTATTGGAACTACGATAAGTCCGAGTTTGCATCTCCCTCTGCACTTCTTGATGGAGATGATGATGAACTGGAACGCATCTATAAGTCTCTGAGTAATCTAAATGATTTCACTGACCCTAAAGAGTTCAAGTCTTATGAAGACCTGAAGAAGCGTCTTGATTACACTCTTGGTCTTCGTGGTGTTCCTAAGTCTCAAGACCCTGAAGTTGTTGCTGAAGAGGAAGAGTGGGAACGTGAACGTCGTGGTGAAATTTCTACTTCTTCGTCCTCTCGTTCATCTACATTTGATGATGCAGAAGTTCCTTCGTCTAAGTATAGTGATGACGAAGATGAAGATGATGCTCTTTCTTACTTCCAAAAACTTGCCGAGTCGTGAAATCTCTGATTCTTCTTCTTGCAATTTTCGTTGCCTCCCCAGTGGAGGCAATTACTTGGAATCAGTTCTGGAGACCATTTAGAGGAGGATATTATTATGCTCCTTCATATTATGCTCCAAGAGTATATGGTAATTGCAGAAGAGAAGTTCTTCGTGAAGAAGTAATTTCTGGTGATGGAAGAATTGAGCCTTATGTTAGAACATTCAAAGAAGTTCAATACTACCCTTGCTAATAAAAATTGACCCTTAAAATAAAAAAGGGGTCGAAAAAAAATTCCCGCAAAATTTTCTCTTATGAGGATTTTGCGGGTTTTTATCTATTGTTTCTTGGATTAAATGCTCTCTTAGTATTCCTATCTACAAACTGAGAAGATTTATCATATTTCATCATATTTCTAGTATCTGTTATAAGAACTGATACATACTCTGGTCTAAGTAAAAGTATTTTTCTTTTTTCTTCGTTTATTTTAACTTCATAGTCATAATTTGATACAGCAACTGCTTCATTAACAACATTGACTATGTTTCCATTAGTATCCAAATATTCTAGCAATTGAGCATCAGATTCAATGAAAACTTTTACACCAGGAATTGGATATGGCATTTTTTATTTTTATT